GGGCTTCCTACGGAGAATCCTGTAGGCACTGTAGCGTTAACACTTGTCACCGTACCTACAGACCATGTTCTGTTAGCACTTAAATCAAAAGTTGTACCGTTTATGGTTATTGTAGTTGCTGTTGAAACTCCACCAAGACCAGCAAGTGTATAAGTTGGTACGTTTAACACTCCTGCTGTATATGTTGCTGAACCGCTGGAACCTGTTGTTGTCAAACTAATAGCAGCTCTAGCTCTTGCGTCTGTATAATAAAGGTTAGTACCCTCTGCAATATTTGTTGTAGTCAGCGTAACAGCACCAGTCTGTCCATTAACACTCGTAACACCTCCAACATAAGAAGGGATGTTTAGAACACCGCTAACGCTATCATAAGTAGCAGCACCACTTGTTCCAGTAGTTGTAAGAGTAATGGAAGACCTAGACCTAGCATTTGTAAAATACAAGTTAGTTCCTTCTGTGACTAATGTTGTGCTGTAGTCTCCAGACTGCGCAGTAACTGCTCCTGTTCTCCCAAACACGGAAGTAACAACAACTACGGGTATAGCTTGAGTGGATAGAACGCCTGAAGAATCAGCAACAACCATTCTTGAACCTGTACCGGACAGGCTAGTAAAGGTTACATTATTCGTACCAGAGTTAAACAGCATTGCTGCTGAGCTAGACAAGCCACTTGCTGAATCCCAGAATGCTATTCTTCCAGAAACTCCAGTGCCAGTTAGGTATACGTTAGAATCAAGTGTCCCGTTAGCTTTTAAAAATTGACTAGCCGTACCACCATTGATAACCACACTGTTAATAACAATGCTGCCACCTATAGTGAATACGTTTGTAGATGGGTTGTAGTTTAGGTCGTTCCCTGCGTCTATTAATAATGATGTACTACCAATAGATGATACGAGTGGTATGTAGTATCCTTGATTTACATTAGTGCTAGCTACTGTTACTGTTGCTGCATTTCCTGTTATGCTTATTGGCCACGTTCCAGTAGGTGTACCTCCGAGTGTGATAGACCCTGTGCTGGTAACCGTTCCACTGAGGGTAAGTCCACCATAACCGCCAGTTCCATTTACACTTGTGACAGTCCCTACTGACCAGCTCCTGTTTGCACTCAAGTCAAATGTTGAGCCGTTTATGCTTAATGTAGTGGTGTTTGTCACGCCACCAAGTCCAGATAGTGTATATGTAGGAATGTTTAAAACTCCTGATGTGTATGTAGAGGCTCCACTTGAGCCAGTAGTTGTTAGGGTTATTGCTGCCCTAGCTCTGGCATCTGTGTAGTAGAGGTTAGTAGCCTCAGTAATGTTTGTTGTTGTCAGATTAACTGCACCCGTGAGACCATTTACTGACGTCACGGAGTCTGTGTTGTCCACCTTTTGCCAAACAGAACCATCGAATATAATCCAGTCTCCTAAGTCCCATGAAGATATTCCATTAATATTGGTAGTACCAGATGTGCTAACTATGTAGTAGTCTCCGGATGTTCCAACACTGCTTGTGATTGTAGGCGTATTTGTTGTGGCATTCCAAGTTCCCTTATATGTAGAGCCTCCTGACAATGCATTAATCTGACCCTGTAACTTTCCAAATGCAGCAAGTATTGAGTCAGTTTGAGTTAATGAGCCAGCAGATACGGACAATCCAGTTAATACTTTACTTATAACTCCTAGGTTAGATAGCGTCACAGTAAGAGCACCTGTTCCTGAAGTTGCTACTTCTCCACTCAAGCTAGATACAGCACCTGCAACATCTCCTACAACTATGCCAGACCACGATGAAGTAGAACCGTTAGTCTTAAAAAACTTACCAGCATTTCCTGCTTGACTTGGAAGTATTGCATTTATATCTATTGGCTGAGTAGAAAGCAATCCATTTGTGTCTGCCACGACCATCCTAGTCCCAACACCTTGAAGCTGTGAGAACGTGTTGTTTCCTGTTGTCCTGAATGAGCCTACAACCTCAAACTTATGCCCTGTAGTAGCTATGTCACCAACAGTTATGCTACCTCCGGGGTGGAACACCATGCTTGTATTCACGCCACTCTCGTTTATTACAAGAGTATTATTGAAAGGGCTTATGTCCCAAGTCTTGTTTCCTGACGAAGAGTTTACGATACCTATTGCTGATGCAATGTTTGTGGTTGACACAACCAATCCTCCAGCTGCGTTTGCTACAACCGTAAATGAGTGATTGTATCCCGGTACTCCTGTTATAGAATTTACCAGTACGCTTGTTCCGTTATCGTATACAAGGCTCTGACCAAGTGTGTTAGGAGCCGTAATCTTAGTCAGGTAGTTGGTTGCACCTGTGACAACTGTGTAGGCTGCGGTGTCTACAGATAGGAGTCCGTTGGCGTCAGCCTTGACAAAGCCAGCCCCAGTCAACCCTTCTACGGTTAAGTTAGCTATAAGTGTGGAGTTACCTAATGTATCGTAGGTAAGGATATTATTCAGATTGGCTGTCCGCCTAGCCTTATTCATTGCCATAGAGGTCTATTTATAGTGCGAATTTACCGATTTATTCATGAACTCCTCGTGAGTGTCTCTCAGGAAGTCCATGTACTTCTTCTTGTCTCCAAACTTGATGTGGCACTCTCTGTCAAGGGCCATTATGTTTTCTATGTGGTCTAGATTCTTTGAGCCACCCATTCCTCTGGCACGTATATGATGCAAATCGACTGCTTTACGGCCACATACTTCGCATGGGATGAAGTCCTCTAGGCTGTAATTAAAGTATTCTAGATATGTCTTGGTGTATGGCTTCATTGTGTTCTTTTGGTTATATGACAACTAATTTAGATACATGATTAATCAGCAAGTCTACGTTCTCGGCAAACATAAATTTATACCCCTTAACGTTATACTTACCGAAGCTTTTGCAAGACTTTTGAACATCTTTTGGGTGAGCGCCAACAGCAATCTCTGCCTCTCTAATGGAATCATACCTAGCCAGCAAATCCATATACAAGCTATACATGTATACAGGCTTAGCCTTTCCAGATACGTGCTGATAATTCGATATCTTAGATTTTGTATCGCTCGAAGCTTTTACACCTTTTCTTGACCTTCCATCCTTGCACATGTTGCAGCATAGCTCATTGTCTATATTGTCAAACAGGTACTTGCTTTCTACTTTGTTTAATTCATCAATTCTGCACTCTTCTATAATAATGAACTCAAATGCTCCGTACTTGTTGTAGCAGCTCTGAAATCTACTATTGGTATGAACCCCTTTTTTGGCGCTCCTTAAATGCTGAGACTCCCTCCTTTTCAAGTTCACGGCTTGACCTATATAGTAGTGACCGTTAGGAAACGTTATCTTGTATATTCCAGTATTACCAGCAAGGCTGCCAAGTTGTTCCATCGTAACAATTTAGTTTATTGTTTGTAGTGTCGTAGAATACTAGTCCAGTAGCAGGGCTTACTATTGCCAGCATTTGTGCATTTGTTCCTCGTGGAGGAAGGAAGCCTTTTGTAGTTGATGTTACATTAAAAATTGCGGATGCCACATCAGTTGTAGAACCAATTATTACATTATTAGTTGTCCCTTTAATGAATATAGAATCACCTATTGCTTCATTGTAAAAAGTAAAATCAGAAGTTGCTCCATAAGATGCAAGTGACCATTTTATAACGTTATTAGCTGACAAACTAAATCCAACATTTGGAGTGGTTGTTGAATTATTTACTACTAACCTTGCATTTATTGCACTACCCGAAAAAGTACTAACATTGGCAGTAGAATTTGTAACACTAATTACACCCCCAAAACTACTCGCCCCCGTCACCTTCATCGTACCCGTCACCTGAAGGCGTTCGCCTGAGTTCGATGTGCTGCCGAGTAATAAGTTGCCCGTATTGTGTAGGGTCATGTGAGCCGTTGAAGACCCACCAGCACCAAATTTAATTGCCCCTGTTGTAAAGTCATTTAAGATAGAAATATCTCCTGCCGTACTATTATAAAAGCCTAAATCATCACCTAAAATAAATTTATAAGTTCTTGCAGTTGAATGCTTGAACATTGAGGCAAAACTTGTAGTAGTTAATTCAAAAGCAGCGTATGCGGATGCATTATTATTTGTATTTGTAATCCTATGAATTGTACCCGAATTTTTATTTCTTTGCAATTCTACGTCATACAAAGGCGCATTAGTCCCAATCCCCAACCGACTATTCGCTGCATCCCAAAACATACCCGTAGCTGAACTAAAGGTAACGTTGCCGTTGAGTAACGTTGTGCCTTGGACCTGAAGGCGTTCGCCTGAGTCGGATGAGCCTGTATTAATGCCGAGGTTGCCCGTTGTAAATAATGTCATTAATTCGCTTGTACCACGATAGAACCTATATCCACCTCCATTAACAACCCCAGTCTGAAACCAAATGTCATACTTTGATGAGCGTAATTCCCCTACGCCTATACCAAAAAAGTTGGATGAAGACCCATTAAAACCTATTACCGCTGATGCAGCAGGTCCAGCTGATGGGGCAGATGCGTCATAGTTATGAGCGGTTATTAAGCCAGTACCGTTAGCGGTTTCGGTCAGCGTTACACCTTTTTGGTTAGTGCTTCCAAATGATGCGATTAACCCGTTAGCAGGTCTTCTTACCGTTATTGCATAATCTGGCGCATTCGTCCCAATCCCCAATCTACCATTCGCAGCATCCCAAAAGAACCCACTACCAAATAGTACATTACCTGCCGTTGTTTCTATCGCTCTAAAATCAACAACAGTTGTTATTGATGGGTTTACATAAATCGCTCTTGAAATACCGCTTGATGTACCTGTTTGGTTTATAGTAGGGTTTATTAATAAAGAAGTATTTGTAAATGAGCCA